CAAAATTCAAAGCCTCTATTCCTTCAAATGTTCCTACAGTAAATTTGTATCATGGAACATCAAGTAACTTAGCTAACAAAATAAGAACACAAGGTTTAGCATCTGCAACAGGAAATATTAACAAAATAAAAGATTACAATAAAAAATTTTACAAGGGTATGTCATTTGAACCAGGCAGAGCATATGTAACCGATAGTGGAAAAGGTGCTGATGCATATGCAATAATGACTGCAAGAGCTCAGAATAGAGGATTATTAAGAAGATTAGGAATAAGAAAAAAGGTAAAACCAGAAGTTGTAAGAGTAACAGTTCCTAAAAGTGATTTAAGACAAGCTGTGAATAGAAATGAATTTACAGCGAATATAAAAACTATTCAACCTTCTAGTTCTAAAAAAGTTAGTGATATGACTGGTAAAGAGGCTAATGAGTTTATAAGAAGGACTAGAAAGAGTGGAGATCTACATACTGCATAAATAATCAATAAAAGTTTAGAATAATGATCACATTAATTAAAGGTACTGAAGCAGCATGTGGCACAAATGCTGCAGGTGCATCCACCTTTGGTAGTGCTACAGCAGTCCGTCTTGTTAATAATAGTGCAACTGCAAGATTAGTAACTGTTATTGATGAGGTTGGAGGATCTACAACAATTGGAACTTTTACGTTACCAGGTAACGCAGTAGAAGTTGTAGAGAAAAAACCAACTGAAGCAATCTTTGCTGCAAACGCTGCTGTTTTAGGTGCGAAAGTAGGATATACAATAAGTTAATAATTTAATTTTTTATAATGAGTGAAGTTTATCTTGGTAATCCCAATTTAAAAAAGGCGAATACTCAGATTGAATTTACACAAGAGAATATTATCGAGTTCTTAAAGTGTAAAGATGATCCAGTTTATTTTGCAAATAATTATATCAAAATTGTATCTCTCGATGAAGGTTTAGTTCCTTTCAAGCAATATGCCTTTCAAAAAAAGTTAATTAAAAATTTCCATGAGAACCGTTTCAATATATGCAAAATGCCTCGGCAGACTGGTAAGTCAACAACGGTTGTATCATATTTACTCCATTATGCAATATTTAATGATAATGTTAATATTGCTATACTTGCAAACAAAGCTTCTACTGCCCGTGATTTATTAGGTAGATTGCAACTTGCATATGAAAATTTACCAAGATGGATGCAACAAGGTATCATATCTTGGAACAAAGGTTCATTAGAAATCGAAAACGGTTCAAAAATATCTGCTAACTCTACATCATCATCTGCTGTTCGAGGTGGATCATATAACGTAATATTCCTTGATGAGTTTGCATTCATCCCAAATCATATTGCAGATGATTTCTTTGCATCTGTATATCCTACTATTTCATCTGGTCAAAAAACAAAAGTTATAATAGTATCTACTCCACGAGGTATGAACCATTTCTACCGAATGTGGCATGATGCAGAAAGAGGTAAAAATGAATATGTACCTACTGATGTTCATTGGTCTGAAGTTCCTGGTCGTGATGAGGCATGGAAAGAATCAACTATTGCAAACACTTCTGAACAACAATTTAAAGTTGAGTTTGAATGTGAATTTCTTGGATCTGTTAATACATTAATTAATCCATCTAAGTTAAAAAATTTAGTGTATGAGAATCCAATTCAAAAAAATGCAGGATTAGATGTATATGAAGTGCCTATAAAAGACCATAATTACTTGATTACAGTTGACGTTGCTCGTGGATTGGGTAATGATTACTCTGCATTCATAGTTTTTGATATTACTAACTTTCCTTACAAAGCAGTTGCAAAATATCGAAACAATGAAATCAAACCAATGCTATTTCCAAGTATTATTGATGATATTGGTAAAGCATATAATAAAGCATTCATATTATGTGAGGTAAATGATATTGGAGACCAAGTTGCATCTATTCTAAACTATGATTTAGAATATGATAATCTATTGATGTGTTCACAAAGGGGTCGTGCAGGTCAGGTAGTTGGTGCTGGATTTAGTGGTAAAAGATCACAATTAGGTGTAAGAACAACTCAAGCAGTTAAAAAACTAGGTTGTAGTAATCTAAAAACTCTATTAGAAGATGATAAGATACTTATTATTGACTACGATATTATATCAGAACTCACCACTTTTTCCCAAAAACATAACTCTTTTGAAGCGGAAGAGGGATGTAATGACGACTTAGCAATGTGTTTAGTCATATTTGCTTGGTTAGTTGCACAAGACTATTTTAAAGAGATGACTGATAATGATGTTAGAAAGAGAATATATGAAGAACAAAAGAATCAAATTGAACAAGATATGGCACCATTTGGTTTTATGTCTGATGGATTAGATGATACAAG